AGGCTCTAGTTTTGGTAGTACTGGTAGTTTAACATCAACTACTGATTCTGGTGGACCATCAACTAACATAACTGTACTCAAGTCATTGCTTTCTAGCCTTGGCTATAGCAAGGCATTAGTTGACTCATCTACTCAGTACTTTATGTCTTTAATTGCAGAGGGACTTGACTACGATAATATTGTATCTCTATACACAGATGCAAAAGACTACACTTTAAAAAGTGGGCAAAAAGTTACTTCCCCATTCTATGAGCAATACGGTTATCTCAATGAGGGACTTACTCAACCTAAGAGTGCTGCTGATTTGTTCCAGTTCGTTGAGGGTACAAAGAACCTTATCAAGAGTTACAATATTAGTTCTAAATTTGCAGAGCCTGATGCTCTCAAGAAGTACATAGCCAACAACGTTACTGTTGAAAAACTTGATGAGCGTATTATGTCTGCTAAATTGAGGACAATTACAGCAGACCCACAGTACGTCAATACGTTAAGACAACTTAAGTATATCAATAATTCAGAAGATTTAACAGACTTCTTCTTAGACCCTAAAATTGGTGAAGCCCAGTTAGAAATTAATCGTAAGACAGCCTCCTTTGCAACTGAGGCATTGCGTCGTGCTGATAAAGGAATTTCTTTCAATGCGGATGCTCTTACAAGAAATGCCGCTACTCTTATTTCTCAAGGCCGTTCAGAGGCTCAGATTGCTGATATCGCTAACCAAGGATATGAGACAATTGGTCAAGTACTTCAGCCATCAGTTGGTCTATCAAATATCTTTGAAGGTGCCAATGCGGCAACTGCGCAGACTATCCAAACAGAACTTGAAGCAGAACAGTTCCTTGGTCTAGAGTCTTCACGTCGCAAGAAGTTAAAAGAACTAGGCACTAACATCTTTAATCAATCGACTGGAATGAGCAGAGGAAGAACAGTTTCCTACAGCAATTACTCAAGCGCTGGTCAAATATAACTAGATTCCCACCTGGACCTATCGGCCCTGGGTGGTGTACAAGACCGATAGTACGAACCGATTATAATCCCCCATTATGATTGCGGCGTGCGACAACTACTAATATAGGGAGAGGTTGCTATGAGCAACAACCGCGATATAAATACCGATTGGGAAGATGACGACGACGATTTGGATTATAGTCCTTCGTTTGACTCAGATACAGACCTTGTAAAGAAACTCCGTAAGGCTAATCGCCTTCAAGAGAAGAAAATCAAGGACCTTGAAACTAACCTTGGAAGTCTAACCAAGTCCCAACGTGAGCGGATTATAAAAGACACATTCGCCTCAAAGGGTGTAAATGCAAAGATAGCAACATTCGTGCCTGCTGACTTAGAAGCATCAGAAGATGCAATCTCGGCGTGGCTGGACGAACACGGTGACGTGTTCGGTGTCCAGAGTCCACAAAAGACCGAACTCAGCCAGCAAGATATCGCAAGTTTGCGACAGATGGATGCTGTTACTCAAAATGCTATTTCACCAGATAGGGCAGAAGACATAATGATGCGAATTCAGAATGCGACTTCCGCAGAAGAACTCAACGCCATTATTTATTCACAACAGTAACATCATAGTAATTTCACTACTCACCTAGGAGGTGAACAACAATGGCTAATGCATATACATCGTCCACCGGCAATCTCGCCGGTACCGCTGGTGCTGCAGGTCTCGTCCAAAAGGCGTATGACCGACTATTAGACTTTGCGTTGCGTTCAGAGCCTCTAATTCGTAGCGTCGCTGACAAGCGCCCTGCTAAATTGGCAAACCCTGGTTCAACCATCGTTCTACAGCTTTACGCAGATTTGTCTGAACAGACAACTGCACTCACCGAATCAACAGAGCGTGACTCTGTCCAGATTGGTGCTCCAACTTCAGTTACTATTACTCTTGCTGAGTACGGTAACTCTGTCCTTGTTACACGTGCTTTGGAACTATTCAGCCTTGCTGATGTAGACCCAGCAATTGCTAACATCATCGCTTTCAACCTTGCAGGTTCAATTGACACAGTCGCACAGACTGAACTTCGTGGCGGTACAAACATCATCTACGGTGGTACACGTACTAACACAGTAACAATTGCTGCTACAGATACAATCACTTCTGCTAACATCCGTAAGGCTGTTGCTAAGTTGCGTTCAGGTCTGTCAGTTCCACGCAAGGGCTCACTCTACTGGTGCGGTATTCACCCAGAAGTTTCACACGACCTTCGTGCTGAGACTGGTGCTGGTGGATGGCGTATTCCTCACGAGTATGCTGCAGGCGAGAACATTTGGGCTGGAGAAATTGGTTCATACGAAGGAGCCTACTTTGTAGAGTCTGCTCGTATGTTCAAAGATACTGACGGTGCTTCAAGCGCCCAGGTATACCGCACAATTCTTTGTGGTAAGGAAGCATTGGCTGAAGCCGTTGCTGAAGAGCCACATGTAGTTATCGGTCCAGTCATCGACCACTTGATGCGTTTCCGCCCAATGGGCTGGTACGGCGTTCTAGGCTTTAAGCGTTATCGCGAAGCAGCCTTGTATCGTATCCTTAACGGTTCATCAGTCGCGTAGTTGATTGACTGAGGGGCAGGGGAAACCCTGCCTCTTGGTAAGTTCACTAAGGAGAACAATGGCAACCTACACACTCGTAACACCAACCCTTGAGCAGGGTCCTATTGGTGGCCACCGTTTGCACACACACTTTAAACAACGCACTAAGAGTTACACTATCATCCTTAGCGGTGGTACTTACTCACTTATACAGTTTCCATCTGAAGACGAGTTAGCAACTTACACTGCTTACTACATGGGTGGATGTCAGCATACTGGAATTAGCGAGGCTATCAGAACAGCAATGATTGCTGATGCCATCGTAACTTCAGCCAACTTTACGGTGGAATAAATGGGACTACATCAAAGACAGACACATCCAGAACACGTAGAAGGTTGCTTTGGGTGTAAGATACAACTACTAGAATTATCTACTGGCGATGCCAGAGGTGATGTAATAGCAAGCGGCACTACCCAGAAAAAGTGGAACTCCGAACTTGAAGCATATCGTAGTGCTAGGGCTCAAGGTATTCAACCTAATGGGACAAATAGGAAACAAGTACAGGCAGCACATGAAGCATCAGAAAAACTAGGTGCAGCCTATGACGGTAATACAATGGTACAAGCAAGAAAGATAGACAAACCAACAGCCACAGTAATGAGAGAACTCAAGGAAGCAGGAATATAATGCCAATGGTCGGAAAAATGGAATTCCCATACACAGCAGCAGGCAAGGCTAAGGCCAAGAAAGTTGCAAAGAAAACTGGTAAGAAGATAGTCAAGAAGACTATGAAGAAGATGGGGAACAAGTACTAATGCCACGCTATGACGAAGAAGACTCAATGTCAAGTATGATGCCATCAGAATCTTCAAGCGAAAGTAACCTACGCGCTAGCGCAACTTCTAGAGAATCTTACAGCGAACAAAGATTACGCAAAAACGCTAAGCCAATGGTAAAAGCCAAGGCAAAGCCAAAGGCTAAGCCAGTTGTTGGCCGTGCTGGAGCACAGACTCCAAGTGCTCGTGCAAAACTTGCATCAAAAGGAACACCTATGCGCCCAACTAAGCCAGTTGGAGACAGAGGTATGGATGCTCGTTTGGCTGCTAAGAAAGCAGCAAACAAGGGAACTCCTATGCGTCCAGTAACCAAGAAAGCATCAACAAGTGCTAAATCAACATCAAAGAAGTCAGGAACAACTGACCCACTTGCTAAATTTGTATTTGGTGTAGGCAAAGCACTTCGTGGTGGTTCAAATCAAGGTATGACTGCAGCGCAAGTAGCAGCAGAGAACAAGCGTCGCGCAGCAGCAGCAAAAACTAGAGGTAGATAATTATGGCTACTCCTAAAAAAACTCCACCAGTTAAATTTACGGGTGGATTGGCAAAAGTACTTAAGCCTATTAAGGCTCCGCCAATGACTCCACAAGATGCAGCAATGTTAAAAATCTTGCAAAAGAAATATGGCAAGAACGTATACAAGCCTAAGGGATAATAAATTAAGGTAGGGGACAAATGGCTAAACAAAAGAAAGAAACCCTAGCAGTCGCCTGGTGCGACAATGGTATGGTAGATGGCAAGTTTATGGAAGGTGTCGTAGACACCCTAATAAACTCAGGCGTAGAGTTCTGTGGCTCATTAAGAGCCCACGGTAATCAGATAGCACAGCAGCGAGAAT